CTTGATGAAAAACTTGAACCAACTTGATTACCTATGTGTGGCATTACTCCTCCTATGTACTAATAGCGTCCACAAAACTAACATAACAATTCAAAGACGCATCCGTGTTTGCCTTTACAAATAACTGATCTCCGTTCTGCAAGACTATCTTACTACCACCGTCTATCAATTCTAAACTTGATCCTGCAGGTATAGGTGCGTTTTTTATTAAGTATACATCTAGGTCACTCCCGCTGCCTGGATTTGCTGCATCTGTTCTTACAAAACAATCCACAGTAATCTGAGAGGTAATTACATTCGCCATTCTTATACCAACTATTGCATCATCAGAATTACAGTCATAAACGGCTCTTGCGGTAGTTCCTATGTTGATATCGCTAGTACTGTCTTTTGCTACTGCTCTTTCAAAATCTTGTGCCATCTATCCTCCAATCATAACGCTATAGCCATAGCTGTGGCAAAGCCTTTAGTGGCTGCCCCTATATCATCTGCAAGCTCTGATGCACTTCTGCCTTCAACACTTGTTCCGTCAACTCGTAGAAAATCATTGTCAACCACGTTTGCGTTTGCAACCAAAACATTACCGTTTGATATCCCTGTTGATAGCGTTGCCGTTGTTGTAAGATTAGAACCCCCTAGACTTATGGTGGTTGCTGTTACGTTTCCTTCTAAGTTAGCTACCACAGTCCCTGCTGCCCCTGTAAACACTTCAGAGTTATTTGTAGCATCGGGTATGAATGTAAACTTACCTGTACCGTCATCAAAACCAAAGAAACCTACTTTAGCGGCTGACCCTGTGTGGTATCTAAACTCTACACCTCTATCTTTGTTGTCATCACTACTAGGAGCAGAGTCTCCTCCAAGTGTTATTATAGGATCATCAACTGTTACAGTAGTGCTATTCACCGTAGTTGTTGTGCCGTTTACTGTTAGATCACCCGTTACTGTAAGATTATCGTTAACAGTTGTCTCTGATGTTGTATGCCCTATAGATATGGCAGTTCCTGATACACCTGTGCCTATTGCTACGGACTCACTGCTATTAGCTGTATCAACGACCAGATAGTTATTTGTGCTTTGTTTAATTGTGAATGCTGTCGCTGAGTTGTCAGATACAGCTACATTTATATCTGTCCCGTCTGGACTTATAGAGTCTACAGCTATATCGCCTACGTTTGTGATATTATTGTCACCAAAACTTACGTTATCTCCAAAGGTTTTACCTGTAAGTGTTTGTGTAGCCACCGTTCCAACTAACTCTTGGTTTCCGCCCGCAGGGAGAGTTAAGGTGTTTGTAACACCATTATCATGATCTTGTGCTACTATGGTTTGTCCATGCGTATTAACTTGACAATTTAATTTAATAGAACCAGGATTAGTGTTACCTTTTACGACCACAATCCCCGTGCCGTTTGGAGCTAGGTCTATATCTCTATTTGATGTAGTTACAATATCGTGAGTGACCACATCCAATGCCCCTCCCAACTGAGGTGACGTATCGTTTGATAGATCAGTGTCAACCACGCTTGATCCACCAGTAGATATAAGATTGCCACTTGCGTCTAGGAAAGCCATCTTAGAAGCAGGAGTAGTTATAAATACCTCTTTTGTTCCTACTCCAAAGTTAACAGCACTGTTGCTATTTGAGCTTGCTATAGGAGTTGTTCGAGCCAAAGTGTTTGAAGAGTATGTTCCAAGTCCGACTTCAAAGGCTCCATTTGTATTATCCACAATAGCGTAGTAAGTGGTATCACTATTACTAAGATTTGCAGAAAACGTTTCAAAATTTGTTATAGCACCAAGAAGAGTTACCGTCCCTGTGCCTGTGGTTGTAGTTGTCTCTTTGACTCTATCTGCAATCTTTAATGCCATTATGCTATCCTTATTAGTGCGCTGCTTGCGTCATTAGTTGGGAATACAACAGTAAAAGTACCGCTTGATGCGGATTTATCTGCCCCGAAATCTAATACGCATACAGCGGGATCACCTGATGCACTATCATTATATATCAATGCTCCTCTGGCGGTTAGCGTCACGACGCTACCCCCACCACCAAACTCAAGGTTAGCAAATTGTGTTGTAGCTGTTGATGTAGATTTTAGTGAAGGAGCAACATTAATTAGCTCGCCACCTCCTTGAGCGTAGTTCCCAGTGTTACTTATTTCGTTTGAAGAAGTCCCACCAGTATTATACGCGGTTATATTTTCATCCATATCACTACTACTTCCTCCCAGACTATCGTTGCCTGCCTGTGAGTTAGTGAACAAAGCTAACTTAAATGTGTTACCCCCACTAGCTTTAAAGTTATGCACACCCTCTAATAACTCTTTTTTAAACGAGTGGCACAATGCGTTGCCAGAAAAAGCCATTATATTCTCCTTATATGTTCTGCAAGGTTATCGTACCCTGCGTCTTTTATTGCATTATATATTGTTACTCTATCATGCCTTATAGCTTGTTTCATATGGTCAAGTATAAGCTTCTCTAAATGACCACGAAATGCTTGTGCCTGATCTCTTATAGCAGGTGGCGCTGTATCGCTTACAGATATAATTTTATCTAAACACATTGTTGTTATCTCTTCTGGAGTTAAACCTCTGTTATTAGTTGTAACAACACCTACACTAAAATTATCTCCCATCTTTATAGCGTCTGTCAACATTAGCTAGCCTCTACCTTATATGTTCCTGATCTATAGTTATCTGTAACATTTCTACCCTCATATGCGTTTTTAAGCAACGTAATTGATTGTAAGTACAGTTTCTCATAATTCTGTATAACGTCTGGTTCTTGTTTTTGGAATCGTACAGCCTCTATCAATGCTCCGTTCAACAAGGCAGAATCAAAGTCGTCACCCAAGAAAGTGTTAGTAGCCGTGACAATAGACGTTGGATAGTGACCATAGTAAAGCTCTACATTATACGCAGCGTCAGGTGTAGGTCCTAATATAAAGAACCCATCTGACCACTGCGAATAATGCTTCGGTGCGCCTGTCGTAGCAGGATTTGGGTATGCCTCACGCATGAAATTTACGTCTTTATATAATAGATAAGAGTATGTGTTACCTGATGTGGTGTATATAGCCATGCTGTACGCATATAGAAAATCTGAAGGTAAAGCTAAATATTTGTTGCTTGATGTGGTCGTGGCAGACACATTCTTACGTAACGCAGGTATCTGTACAGTATTGTATATCTTCTGTTCGGCTTGTTGTATAAACATGTTTACCTGTGCGTCTGTAAACGTTGTCTCACATATGTCCGCTATGTTTGTCTTTAAATCTGTATAATTCATGTTGTCACCGTTACCGACCCTATACCACTAACCATTTTTAAACTACTACTCTTACTTAATCCATAAATGTTTTGTCCGTCCCCAACAGGATTCCAACCCCACGCATAGTTTCTGCTTTGTTCGTACCCTGCAAAATCTGGACGTGGATCACGTATCGCCTGGGGATCACGCACAGGATATAACCCTTGTTTGTTTTGTGGATGGTCAGGATTAAAACACTCTGGGCAAGCCTTGATATTTGTGTCCCTGCCTCTGGTAATTATGTTCCGTAACTCACGTAGTTTAAATCGAAACCCGCAAATATCACATTCAGCTATTGCTTTCTTGCTGGACGCAAATGCCACTAGATCCTCCCTACTCGTGGTACAAAACGTTCAGATACCTTCTCTCTGTCTTCACCAGCAGCGAGATTATACTGTTCGTCGTAGTCCGCTTTTAACATTTGTAACCTACCTGCAAGTTCAGGTGTCTTCATAGCTATGTTATACGCCAACCCTGCGACCAGACAAGGTAAGAATCTAAAGTTCATGTCTGCTGTTTCTACACCATTCCCTGCGTCTTCCATACGTCGTAGTCGCCAGTATACAAAACTGTAAGACTTATCAGGTACAGGCCATAGGTTTATTCGTGGAGCATCACGTAGTCGTTCAACCCATACTTGGATGGGCCTACCACGTATTAACTTGTTAGGGATAGACGCGAAGGTAGTCACACCAATACGACTTATGGTGAGATCAGATTGTGTAGATCCTCCATCACCATACTGACCTCCAGAACCACTGTCCCCTGTTCGTATGACTTGATCTAGTAGATCTATAGTATCTGCAGCAAGTGTGTATTGTGCCGTACCTGCGGTCACAGCTTGTATTGCGCTATCTATTGTCCAAAGGTTTAACCCTCTGTTTTGCCATTCTATGGTCAACAAGTTCATGGATCTACGGGCAGTTCTTAGGTCATACCCAGAACGCATTTCACGTCCTGCACGTTCCCACGCTTCTTCAGCGATCTCCGTGAAGTCCATGTTGAATGCTGTAGTACCCGATGTAGCCATAGTTAGTCCTTACTAGGTGTATGTAGTACATGTGCAAAGTAATCATCTACCTCTTTTAACAACTCACCTTTTGATTTGCGCCTATCTAGCTCTACACCATGCTCACGCATCATGGCTTCTAGTTCTAACTTTGTCATAGACTTGTAGTCAGGAGAATCATCAGATACTGCCTCTTCTACGGGTTTCATAGTCGTACCTCCCATAGACTTTAGTCTCTCTTCGGCTTCTTCTTTTGTCATTGGATCAAACACAACAGTAGTGTGTGTCCCGTCGCTATTCTTTTCTGCTATTTGGTACACAGGTTCTCCTGTTGCAAATGTACCATTCTGTATAAGTTCCATACTACCTCCTAAATATATTGTGTCTTCTTTCTTCTGTTTGCCATTATAGCACCGCATCCTCGCGCGATACTTCGTTTACGTCGAGCAAGTCCACCACCTTTTAACTTTTTCTCAGGCTCGGCTAGATCGGGTCTTCCTTGCTGTATAAAAAATTGTTGTAGACTTATAGTATTTTGAAGCGCATCGTCATCAAAATATTTTTCTCTTAGTTCTTGTTCAGATTTAGCCATGCCTTCTTCTCCTTGCAAGTCCGCCCGT